CAATCGCCCAGAACAAGCCATTTTCCTATGACCTGTTCGTCATTTTCAAAAGGTATATCCGTTTTTTCTATCAGCGGGTCAAAGTTATGTTCCATTTTAATACCTCGTATAATAAAAGTAGTAGTTTTTAGAGTTCCTCTCCAAGAACTATGGTATAATTGTTTAGATGCTGTGGATTGGTATTTTTACCTACCGCTTGACGGTTTAATGGAGGCTCCGACCACAGTCTCTTTGCAATTTGTTGATCAGTTAGATACCGCCCGACGGTTTATTTAGAACGAGGTTACAAACGCATTGAGTCCCTGTGGGTCTGAACAAACAGCATCAAATTATTTTTCTGGAGGTATCCTCATGATTATTGTTGGTATTGATGTTGCAAAGGACAAGCATGATTGCTTCATTATGAGTTCGGAAGGCGAAGTGCTTTTTGATGTTTTCACGATCCCTAATACGCTTGACGGCTTTAACGTTCTGCTCTCTAATATCAAGTCCGTTTCCGATTCTTCGGATAAAATAAAAGTAGGACTTGAAGCTACAGGACATTACAGCTACAATCTGCTTGGATTCTTGCTTGACAAGGGTCTGACCACCTATGTCTTAAATCCTCTGCACACCAATCTCTACCGTAAAAGTCTGTCTCTTCGTAAAACCAAAACAGACAAAGTAGACGCACGTGTGATTGCTTCTATGCTAATGTCTTGCGTAGACCTCAAATCCTACACAAGTACATTATACCACAAAGAAGAGCTAAAGTCACTAACCAGATACAGATTTGATAAAGTTTCCGAAAGAGCAAAACTCAAATCGTCCGTATCAAGGCTTGTAACAATTCTTTTCCCTGAGTTTGAAAAGCTCGTACCTACGCTTCATTTGAAGACTGTTTATTCGTTGCTGAGCGAATTTCCGTCTGCAAAACACGTCGCTGAGGCTCATCTTACAAGACTTACAAATCTGCTTCATGAAGCATCAAAAGGTCGCTATGGCAAAGACAAAGCAGTTGAAATCCGTGAGGCTGCAAGGCACTCTATCGGGTCTGTCATGCCTGCAAAATCTCTTGAACTTAAACACACAATCAAGCTTATCGGCGAACTTTCTGCTGAGATAGACGAGATTGAATCCGAAATCAAGAAGCTTGTGGATGAAACAGGCACAACTCTGCTGACAATTCCGGGATTAAGTTACAATACTGTGGCAGTAATTCTTGCCGAAGTAGGCGACTTTTCAAACTTTGCAACACCGGATAAAGTACTTGCATTTGCAGGAATGTCACCGTCTACATATCAATCGGGACAACTTACAAACTGCTATGCTCACATGGAAAAGCGAGGGTCAAAGTATCTCAGATATGCTCTGTACAATGCAGCCAAATACGTCTGCAAATGGGACAAGACCTTTGCAGATTACCTTGCCAAAAAGCGAGCCGAGGGCAAGCATTACAACGTTGCTCTGTCTCACGCTGTCAAGAAACTTGTTAGACTGATATTTGCTTTGGAGAAATCTCACCAGCCTTATCGAGCTGCTGCTTGATTTTTTCGCTTCAATAATTTTTGAAGGCATCATTTTTGATGTCTGCTTTGCTATGCCTTTTTTCAGTTTTCAAGATAGGAAAATTTTTTTTGATTTTTTCATTTTGGGGGTTGACTTTTAATAGTTAGTCTCCATTAAATTATTATCATATTTGTAGTAGGAGACGGTGAACCCTCTCCCAGTATGCGTTTGTTCGTCGCTTGCAATGTCGTATGCATCGCCCCACGCTTCGAACCCATTTTTCCGCAACAGTTTTTTTGTTTCCCGTAAAATTGCGTAGGTTCTTTCCGGGTCGACAGAATAAAAATTTACGCTGTACGTGTAGGTGATTGCGTTTTCATCGTTGTCGTAAAATGCGCTGCCATCAGAGCTATCATTCCAAAATGTAAAAAAATGGTCTGGATACGGCTCTTTTTCTAAAAAACTACCTTGTCGTCGAACAGGATAGCCGAAACTGGACAACACCTGAATCAATAAATCTTCCACTATAAATTTTCTCCTATCCAGTCGTTGATAGCATTCGCTTGCAGTTCCTTTACATCTTGTTTCGTTTTCTTGCCGTATATGGCATCTTTCAATCCTTTTACCGGTTCCATTTTCGGCGTGCCATACATCAAAAACATGGATACCAATCCGGATATTTCAAAATCAAAACCAATATCAATTGTACCAGTGAATCCGACCCATTCCACCGTTAAATCACGATTCAATGATTTGTTCGTTTTTCCTTCGCCCCAATAAATACCACCGGCTGGCATGTTATTTTTCACCATAATCGGGTCGATTTTGCCATTGATGTATTCTTTTGTAGCGATTAGTCCAGATTCTACGGCTGATTTCAGCCCGGCTTCACCGGCTATTTTGTCGATATGCTCCAACAACTCTTTCCAGCCATCGAACTGTAACCCTATTTTATTTTTTGTTTTTGCCACATTATGCGCCCCCATCAATCGCACGGATTTTAAATCGTACAATCTGATTCCGCATGTTTATGTTTTCCGGCGTGCCTAATATTTCATAGGATTTGCCGTCCACATTTTTCACGATGCAATCCGCTGCAAATTCCGGTCTACACCATGTTTCAATTGTTGCCGTGTCCTCGATTGCGATTACATCATTTTTTTGTTTTTCCGTACCGCCGAATGTGCGAAACGAACAGTAAAATAATATGCCCTGTTCTGGGTACTGTTTTTTTGCCACGCCCTTTACGATGGTGACGGATGGGACATACAAAAATAGGGGAACACAAAATGGATAATTTGGGCGATAGTTTGCCATCGCTTTCCCTCACTTTTTCCGTGCATCAATAAATCAATTGCACTGCACGTTGGATAAAATATTCAGAAAATTCAGCCGAACCCATCCCATAATTCCACAAATCCGAAACGCCACGGGTAATCACACCGACCGATTCATCGCCCATGGCACGTGATTCGGGCACACCGGCATCCAATAAAAATGCTATTACATCGTCAATGTACAGCTGTAGGGTGTCGTCCTGATACGTTCCGGTAATGTTCAATCCTTGTTTCACCTTTGCCAGTCGCTCTGAATCGGTCATGGTGTGTCATCCTTTCGTTTTTTACTTATCGGATTTGTTGAAAATGAATACGCCGTTGGTATCCAACAGTTTGCCATCCATGATGCACAATCCCTTGTTCACCCATCTATTCTTGTCATCGTCGAACCAGCGCTTAAATCCTAACTGCAAATTGCTATTGATTGCGTAGTTGTCCGGCTTAAAATAGATCGCCCATGCCTCACCAGTTGCAGCGGTGTCGTAGTCCTTGATGATATCTGGTTCTACCAGAATTACTTCACGCCCTGCAAATCTGCAAATCTGATTGCCGTTTGTCGGGTCGTATGTTTCGCTGTACAGCGGTCTGTCATTCGCATCTTTCAACGTCATGATGTAACTTTCCCACGTCGCAGCGGTCATCACGAGAACGCCCTCGCCACGGTATGCCAGCGGAATCTTGGCGAAAAACTTTGTGCGCCACTTTGTCCAGTCTGCCATTTCAGCGGATGTAAATGTCAACTTGTTTGCTGCCTTGACTCTCGCATCATTCAGAATTCCCAACGGCTGACCGCTACCGGTACCGGACAAAATGATTCTATCAAATTCCTTGACGAATGCTTCCGCCAGCAATCTTGCGATTTCAGTTTCCAGCACATCCAATGCCACAACCTGAGACAGCAGGGACTGTGCAATCCGGGCTTCTACGATATAATAATTGAACGATACACTTGTCTTCAATTCCGGTGCACGCTGTGTATCGGAAACTGTTGTTTCGGAAATCCAGCTAACAGTCGGTACCAATTCTTCGATTGGAAATTCTACACCGCCCTTGATGTTCAGCTTGCGGACACGGTCGTACAGAACGCCGTATACCTTCAGCTCTCGAATGAATTCCGTCATAATGGTATTCGGGATAATCTTTCCAACGTCGGATGTCGTGAGAATTTCGTCGTCACGCTTCTGGTAGTCCCATTCTCCAGTCTGCACATATTTTGCGAACGCCTTTCGGTATTCCATACTATCCAGCGCATTTCCGGTTCTCTTTTCCGGGGACTGATTCATCTTAAAATTTGCCCCACGGGCAAAAGATGGATTAAATCCAGAACGGCTTGCACTTTCGGTACCGGCGTTGCTATCGGTGTCGCCGTCATCGCCGTTTGCAGAATCGTCGCTGTTGTCCTGTTCCTTTTCTGCTTCTGCCAGCGCAGTCTTTGCTTCTTCCAGCTCTTCCAGCACGCTGTCGAGGGTCTTTCCCAGCTCACGCACTTCGTTTGCGGATTCGGAATCTGCAATCTTCTTTCGCAGCTCCTTTTCCTGCTTCTCGTACTTCTTAATCAGCTTCTTTAAAAATTCTTTCTTCATTTTATACCTCCGGATATAGATATTTGATTTTTAATTTTTCGAGCTCTGCCCGGCACTTGTCAGCAGCTATTGTCGCATCGGATTTCGAACGGGCGGAAATTTCCGTCGCCTCATACGCCGGGAACGTCACCGCCGATACTTCCGGTACACATCCAATCGCCTTAATATACCGTGTCGGGTGGTCAGTATCCAGATTTTCCCATTCGTCGTCGATGATGGAAAACATAAACGACATTCCTGTAATGTCTCCACGTTTTATGGCAGAATACAGTTTTTTTGCATCGTCATTATTTTCCGTGTCCAAATCCACACGAATGCTTAATCCGTCCTTGTCTTTGGTAATTTGCATAGTGGATGCTTTGTCGCCTTTCCGGCAGCGTGCCAACGGTATCATATTTGTGTCATGATTTACCAGCAACCGGACATCGGATAAATCAGCATTATCCAGTGCGCCACGCTTGATGACTTCGTCGCAGTATCCTAAATCTGTTTTCGATTCAAAAACGATTGGTCGACCTGTGATATATGCGCCCCCTGTATCGTCATCGGTATCCGCCCGAATGTCGAACGTAAAATTACGTTTTTGGTATCCATCCAGTTTCATTTCGTACCACCTCCAAATCGTTTAGCCATTGCAGCTGCAAACGCTGCTTTCTCAGCTGCTTCTTTTTCTGCCATTGCAGTCTGTTTTTCTTCGTCCGTGACTTCTGCCCAGATGCTAATATCAGCACTATCTGGCAGATAAATCACAGTCCCGTAGATTTCGCCGTTTGTCAGCCAACAACCATCAGATGCTGTTAATTTCTGCACTTTGCCACATCCTTTTTATGCCAATGTCCAACCCTTGTCGGTTGCCACGGCTTTTTCTTCGTCCGTCAATTTTTCCAGATTTTTGCTACCAATCGTCAATGTATGCGTTGTACCATCCGTTATTTTTGCCAGATTTGCGATAATAGCGTTCAACGTATCAGCTGTATACAGCGTTGATGCGCTGATTGCCAGATTTGCTGTAAATCCCTCGCCGATGGTGACGTTTTCCAATGCCGTGCAATATTGAAATACACCCTCACCGATGGATGTGACAGAAGCCGGTATATAGATATCGGTAATGGTATCACAATATTGGAATGCATAGTTGCCGATACTGGTAATATTATCTGGGATGTATACCTCGGTCAGACAGTAGGCACAATAAAATGCACTGTTATCAATCTTGTCAACGCTTCGGGAAAAAATCGCAACGCCGTCTTTTTCCAATCCACCGCTACCATCTTGCGGTATGTCTAAAATTTTCGGTACAAGCGTGTTTAGTTTTTCATTGCTATTCGCTGTAACGCCCATTTTTTTTAGATTGGCTGCCAGCTGGTTTTTTTGTGTATTCAATTCTGACAAATAATCCGCTATTGTTGCCACTGTTTATGCCACCTCCACAACGCTTGCAAGTATAGTCTGGATATCGCCAATAGTTGCCTGCAATTCTTCGATTTCATCGGTATAGCTACGGGCGTATAATCCATCTGTTGCCATTTGTATGGCATTCTTATCTGTGGAACTGATAGATGGCAGAATCTGCCACGTTTGTTTCCCCTTAACGGTTGCGATTGTAGCCGTACAATATTTTGCCGTCGCTTCACCATCCCAGCCGGGTGTGTAGTCGTCCCATTCGATGCCGTCGCCACCGCCACCATTTGTCCCGTCTTTCCCGTTTTTGATTTCCGCCGTTGTTGTCCCGTTTATATCAATCGCTGTAATTGTTGCACCATCATCCGTTTGCGTAATGGTTAGGGTAGGGGACACGCCGTCGGTACCATCTTTTCCGTTTGCCCCGTTTGTGCCATTTTCCCCGGATGCACCGGTATCGCCTTTTTCACCTTTCAATGATTCCAGCCATTCAGTTTCCGTGCCTGTAAATCCATCCTTAATAGCAATTTCATATGCAGACAGACCATCTTTTCCGTCTTTTCCGTCTTTTCCGCTGCCACCGCCACCGGAACCGCCACTATTTTTTAGCAGCGCATATAATCTCACGTCCATTCAAAATCATCCTTTACAGCTCGTACCATTTGCCCCGGTACAGAATATATACTGTTTTCGTATCGACTGCCAGAAACGTCGAACCTTCATCAACGTCGTCAATCGGAAATGATTCTTTTTCCGCCTCCAGTCCAATTAAATCCCATGCAGATGCATAATTCATTTCTTTCATGATTGTTCGCCTCCTGTTTCTGTTTGAGTTTGGTATTCTTTGGCATATTCGACATTTACATAATTTAATGACATCATCCGTACACCGGTCAATTCTGGCAACGGCTGCAAGCCAAACGCAATTCGCTTTTCATTTTCGTATAACGAACCACTGTCACCCAGCAAGCGTATCATCTCAAGTGTCTGGTCGGTGCTCATGAATACTAAATCCTTCGTGTAAAATTTGATTTCGTTCCCATAAGAGCGTTCACGTGGCGTGAATAATGATTTTGTAAATGCCTGTGATAATGCCAAAACGATTGGCTCAATAGTTTTCTGAAAAAATGCCTCGTACTGTTCTTTTGTATAATCACCAGTCAGTATGCACAATGGCACGCCAAAATGTCTTAAAATCTTTTCGTCTAAAAATTCCAGCGTTGCTTCGTCCACCATCTGGATTTCCCGTGTTATCGGCGTAAATGTCGCCCTTGCATCCAGTGGTAAAAATCCACTTTCGGAATTTTTCAGCTTTTGCTCCAACGCTTGCAGGGCTGCTTCCGTTTTGCCGTCGTCCATCATAGTATTAAATTGCACGATGCCATTCACAGCACAACTGGATACCATTGCAACGGACAAATTGTGCAGCAACTGATTATTTAATTCCAGCGTTTTCAGCAATGCATCATTATCCGGTTGCCCACATTCATTTCCGCCCATGTATTCATTCACGGAAAAATTTTTGCGAATGTGAATAACGTCGCTGTACAACAGCGTGGAAACGTAGCCATTGGAAAATGTAAATCGGACGTATAGCTGTTTGCTGCCATCTTCCAGAAATTCTACGTTTGTCGGTGCGATAGGGTACAATCCGGTATATATTTTTTGGTCGCCGTTCTTATAATACGTCGGTATCAGAAATGCATTGTAGTTGAAATACAACTGCCAAATCACTTTTTCTAACAATTCCGTTGTTGTCATGATTTCGTTCGGATTGTCTAAAATCGTTTGAATCGTGCTTGCAACCGGCGTGACGTCACGCCCTTTTGTCTTCACGTGCGTTGGTATCAGTTTTTTACATTCTGATACGATACAGTTGATTGCCTGCTGCACAACGTCGGATGCGTATATGTTTTGCCCGAATTGCGTATAGATTGGCGTATATCCATTTAGCATATCAGCATATTTCGTTTTTACTTTCGGCTTTCGCCGTAGCTTGTCAAGCCATCCCAAATTATCACCCCTTCCTGTTTTTTTCTACCAGCATTTTATATTCCGTCCGGTATCGGCGGTACATTTCGTATAAAATAATCAATGTGACTGTCCCATCAATACGTTTTGCCGGCTCTATTTTTACGCACAAACACTGTGAATGGTCGTCGACTTTGATTCCAGAATTTTGGAAGCACCATTTATCCATATCGTTGTCGCCGTAATTGATTAGTCGGTGTTTTAGGTCAGCCTCACATAATTTCAGCGCATTTGATAGCGTTGGTGCATTTTGCAAAATTAAAATCAAATCGTCGTTTTCTTTTGTCCAGCCGTATGCACCCATTTGATTTATCCAATCACGGGAAAACCGCTGGTCGTATCCACATTTGTATAGCCGGATGTTGTATTTCTGATATAATGAATAAAACCAATCGGCGACAACGGCTAAATCAATGTCGTTGCCTTCTGTGATTGTCAATAATCCTTTTTTTGCCCATTCTTTATATCTTGCGCCGGCGTTCCAGTCGTCTGCATTTTCCAGTTTTGATACTGGGATAAAATACATTGTGTAGATATATTTGATGGGGTTGTCCGGTTTCATCATCAAAATTTTTGCGCATGTAAGGTCGGTCGTCTCTGATAGGTCGACTGCTCCCAAACAATACGCCCCACGCATGGATTCCAAATCATACACAGCTTTGTAGTTATAGTCTTCCAGATTTAGCCATGTTTCCACGGCATTTTGTTTGATGTTAAAATCCTTCGATAATACAAAAATACGGTCTGCTTTTGATTTTCTTGCTAAATCAACTTGCTCGTCTAAATAGTCCCACTTTTTTACAATCCCAAGTGTCGGGTTTGATTTTACCCACGTTCTTCTGTCCTGCCACACTTCATTTTCGGAGTCTTGTGTATACAGCCATGGCAGCAAACGTTGCCCGGCTATACCATCATCTTCACCGGCAATGACTGCTCGTGCTTTCCGTAATTCATCGTCCAGATAGCCGTCCGTTACAAATCCCTCTGTCGTGATATTGATAAATTTGGGATTGTCTTTCAGGCTTTGCGATTGCTCAATTGCTTTGCCGATGATGTTTTCTTTCATTTCGTGCGTTTCGTCGACGATAGCAAAATCAATGTTGCGCCCCTCTTTGTTTCGGGTACGGTCAGATAGCTTGAAAATCTTTGTATTAGTTACTTTGTTCAAAATAAAACGCTGATTTCTTTTGGTGTCCGTGTCATAGGGGTCTATTAATCGTCTCATTGTATCAATTGCATCATATGTAATACTGGATTGTGTATCGTCGTTGGATGCGCAAACAATATCCGCACCGGGATTTCCTGTGATAAATTCTGCCAGTCCCAACGCCGAACACGTTTCCGACTTTGTGTTTTTTCTTGCAATCAACAAAATGACTTTTTTGAATCTATCGAATCCGGTTTCAGCCATCTTGAAACTGTAGATTGCTTCAATGAACGCTTTTTGCCACAACATCAAAACCATCGGTTTATTGTAGAACGGCGATTTTGTCAGTCTTACACAATTTTCCATAAAATCCATACGTAGCCGTGCACTATCCGTATTATACACGTATAAATCGTTTCGGAAATCCGCACGTAGGTTCTGCAATTCCTGCCACAATTCACGCCCTACTATGATTTCGCCCTGTTCGATTCTGGCAGCGTACTCCAGCAAAAAACTGTTGTCCGGTGTCCAAATCTTTTTTTCTTGTATCAACATGGCATCAACCGCCCGTTTCATCGGCTTCATTTCGTCGCTTGCACCATCTTTGCAACTGACTTTCCACCGCTTCATCTTCTGTCCCGGCAGCCTTCACTACAATTTTTACTACGTTCGTGTACTGTTGCAGCAACTCTTTATACAGTTTTGCAGCCGGGGTCGATTTCTGTTGATATGGGTTTTCGGGGTCGACATAAATGAACGGATACTGTTCTATCTGGTTCATACGGTTTTCCAAAAAAACCATCTTGTCCAGCAGCTCTGGCAACCACATACTGTTTGCATCTTTTGTTAGTTTGTATAGTTCTTCTTTCCGTTCCGTTTTTCTTTCCCCCTCTCTGCGAATTTGAATATTGAAATCTCGTTTTTCTCGTTTCTGTGAAAATTAAGGGGCTTCCAACAGTTCCACCGCCCATCAAAAAAATTTTTAGGTGGGGGGGATATCGGCGGAAAAATTTTCAAACCACCCGTCGATATATCCATTCCATTGTTGAAAATCACGCCCATCCTGACACACCCTAAGTCGTTGCATACAAGTATTTTTATCTGTATCCACAAATATCGGACGTGCATCCAGTGATTTATATAACCGTTCCCGTTCGCTGCTATTCGGATATCCGCCAACCACCCAAGCGGTCAACCAGTTTCCACGCCGGACACGAACCATGTCAAGTAGGCTATCCCTAATAGCAAACACGCAACCCTTCAACCGATTCGGCTTTGTGTATCGGTCACATCCGCTGATACACTGCCAGATGTTGTCAACGTCGATAATTAAATCCCCGTCCTGCATGTTTTCCTGCACGTAGCTGGTTTTTCCCGACAGGGGACTGCCATATACCAAATAGACCCGTTTCTGATAGAAGCCTAATTTATCATGTATTTTGTTGTGGCATTTGTGGTGCACCAATTGGATATTATCAGGATTCAATGCAATCATCGCATCATTGATATTTTGTTCTGTTAATTCGATGACATGGTGTCCGATGCAATCATATCGTTTGACGATTGGTTTCCCGCAATGTTCGCAAATAATATAGCCCTCTGCGTTCGTCCGTTCCAGCCGGATTGCAGTCATCAAATCAATCCATGGCTTTGACCTGTAAAAATCACCAATCATGCTTCCACACCGCCCTCGCTGTTTTTTCTAATTTTATTTTATCACACATGCCAGTGCACGCAAGAGTGCGACAGTGGCGCAACAGTAGCACGAATGTTGCACGAATGTTGCACGTGTACATAAAAAAAGAGCGAACAGTTAAAAAACCATTCGCTTTTTTAAAAAATGAAATTGATAGGACTACAAGAAAAATTTGTATACAGCATCGTCTGCAAATAGCAAGCAGCTAAGCATTTTTACCAGCCGTTTTTTATTTCGGCTA